CCCCCCCCGGCATAGTATCCAAATCCACTACAGTTGATATTGGCATGAGTTTACTCCGACAAGTTGAGGGTATCCACTTCGGTCCCAGCATTATGACTTGGCAAGCATTAGTGAGCGATTTTGTCAAATCAAAACTCGAATACTTCGACGAGTTTGGAGAAGTAAAAAACATGTGCGCAATGACGATCGCCGCAAGCGAGCTGGGGACGTTCTTCGATCCCACTAACCGTGAGCAAGTAGATTTACTTGTGAGTTTATGGGACTCAAGAGACACCCCCATCGAGAAATTAACCAAAGGTGGCGGATTAGAAACAGTGGAACGCCCGTGGCTAAATTTGATTGGTTGCACCACGCCTTCATGGATTGGTCAAAACCTCTCTCAATACTTTTCTGGTGGCGGGCTTTCTTCCAGAACACTTTATATTTATGCAGAACACAAGAGAAAATTTGTAGCATATCCATCCCAAGCAATTTCACCCGATCACAAACAATTGGAAAAAACGCTGGTCGAGGACCTTCAATCAATTGCATTGTTGAGTGGGGACTTCAAATTGACAAAGGAAGCCATTGAGTTTGGGACCGATTGGTATGAAAAGCTCTACACAGAAGATCACCCCTTCAAGCACGACGATCGTTTCCAACACTATCTTGCTCGCAAACAAGCCCATGTTCACAAAACTGCAATGCTGTGGAGCGCCGCCCAAAGATCAGATCTCACAATAACCCTCCAAGACCTTAAGTGGGCCCTCGAAGCCGTCACATTTCTTGAAAAAGATATGGTCAAAGCCTTTGGTGAACTCGTCAAGGAAGAGATTGTCCAGCTTCAAATCAAACTGCTTGGTTTGGTGCGGACGGAAGGAAAGATGAAAAAACGGGATCTCTACCGCAAAGTTATGTTTTCAGTCGGCCTCGAAACTTTTGATCAAGCCCTCAACAGTCTTATGGGCAGTGGATTAATCGGGATGGTCAATCACGCATCAGGGGTGTTTGTTGAATTTCTTGGGGAAGAGATCGTTCAGAAGGTCATTGCTGAGGGGGAAACGGTATCCCAATCGAACCTTTAGCCCTCTGCACCTTTTGCCCATATTGTTCACTTTGCTGCCTATCCTGCACAAAAGCGAGAGTCAAAGTCCGTGTGAGACGGGGCATCCACTTCGTCAATAGTTGATCCCACGCCCCACCTTCGGGCTTGACCTCACTTGCAGCGTTGAAGAAATTCTTTCCAACAACAGAATTAGCCAAAACATCAATCCCATGGGTCAGCACCCGCACTCCCGCCGCCGCACCCAGCGCCTTGCCAATCGGCAAAAGATTAATGTGCCCCATCGCAAACCCCCCAAGGGTATCCTTCACCGCATCAAAAATCCCCATATTAGTTGCCCAAGTCCCAGAGTTTCTGCCAAAAATTCCCTTGCCCGGCTTGGCATGTGCATCCGCCCGGATAAAATTCATCATCCCATAAAACTGCCTCTTATCTTCCGGCGTCATGTATTTGGCAAGATTATCTTTCACACCATTAATCTTTTTTTGAAACTTCGCGGCATTGATGTGGCTTGCATTGTCGTCATAGGACTCTGCCACCGCGTCATGCATGGCCATGTTAACCACTTGCTTTTTGCTATCCGGCGAAAGCATCTTAGCCAACCCCTCATTCGTCGCCTCATCGCCATTTTTCAACACATTCCCAATCGACTGCCTTTGCAACTCCGGATCTTGCGAAAGCAAATTAACCAACATCCCACTTTTCAAAGGCTCAATCGGTTTCATAAACTCGTTTTGAATCCCATTCCACACCCTCCTCGCCGCCGGGCTCTGGTCGAGCGCGGAGTTTAATCCACTATCAAGCCCCTTTTTAATATCACTCAAAGCGATCGATGCTTGACTTGTCACATTGCCTTTTTGCTTCTTCAAAAAGCTGTCGATGTTTTCACTCAGTTGAGCAACCACACCCCCTGGGGCGGGTTTCACCACCGGGTCAATTTGCAGCCCCTGCTTTTCCAATTGGGCTTTCAATGTCGGGTTAAGCCCTTGGGTGCCGAATTGCTTCATCACCGAATCATAATCCTTCCCCTTCTCCGGGGAGAACTGCTGCAACACATTTACCACCTTTGCCAGCATTCCCTTGCCAGGATCATCATTTGTGATCTTGGGCAAAATTTTCTGCCCAAACATCACCGGCTCCACGGCATTCTTCAAATCCACTCCCCCGATCGAATTAACCAACCCATCAAATCTCTTCATCCTGATTTGATATTGGGCGTTCATTGCATTAAATCTACTACCCACATCTTTCGCAACTTCTGAGGCATCGGGCTTCCACTCATTAATACTCGCTACAATTGAATTAAAAGCCCTATCCAGGGCCTTGGAGTTTTTCAATTGTCCAACCCCTTTCCCAACCACATCGCCCGCCGCCCCTAACCCACCACCAACACCAAACCCCTCCACCGCACTATCAAGGTCATCCGCTTCCCGCCCTTGCGCAGTAGGTTCGTCTTTCAACGAGGTCGCACCCGCCACCGCCCCAACGGCACCCCTTGCTGCAAACTTGGCCGCGAAAGTCGCTCCTTTTGCCGCTGCCCCTATCTCACCACCCAACATATAAGGCACCATCTGACCAATCGACTGCCCCAACCCACCATTTCCATCCTTGGACCCAAAGACATTAGCAATCTGGTTGGTTTTGTTGCCGATTATAGCGCCAATATTATTGCGAATACCCAATTTATTGATAGCATCACTCGCTGTCTGCACCATCCCGCCGACGCTTTTCACAATCCCTGCATCAACATTCCCAACAAACTTCTCAAGAGGCGCATTTTTATCAAACGAAACAACCTGCTCTTCCAACCCAACTTGCTGTTTTTTCAATTGCATCGCATCATATTGCGATTTTGCGAAGGCAAAAATCTGCTGTTGACTCGCCCCATCCGGCGCATTAACCGTCAACACACTCCCATCAGGAGTTTTAACTTGCACTTGCGGCATTTACTTATCTCCTGGTTGGACAAGGCTAAAACCGGCAAATGGATCGGAAGTGCTATCGTTCTCGGGGGTCGTAGCCGCCCCTCCGCCTACCGGGGCTACCGCCGTACCATCCCCGGAATCGTCGCCGCCCTGCCCCCCTCCCTGCCCCGCATTTTCGTCGTTTCCGCCTACCGCTAAGGGGTTTCCGGCCTCCCCACTTCCGTCCCCAATTGTATACTCCCCTGCCAACGCATCAACATCTTTTTTAAGCAAATCCCTAGAATTGAAATAGTCTTTCAGGGTCGGCGGCACGACCATGCCATTTGCGGCAAGACCCAAAACAGCGGGTTTAACCGCTGTGTCAAGCAAGGCATTGGCAGCGTTGAGTTTGGCCGCTTTAATGTTTGCATCATCGGTGTATTTTGGCAAAGTGTCAGTTATGGCTTGAATATTCTTGAAACCAATGCTTCCGCCAGCGCCAGCAACATTTCGTGCGGCAATGTTTGCGTGTTGAAGGGCGGTGTCATACAAAGCATTGACATTCCCGCCGTATTGAGTTGGATCAATACCAATCTTAATCAAGGCGTTTGATGCTTGTCGAGTCACCCGGCTTCCTGGCGCAAGCTGGCCCAAGACTGACAAAGCTTGTGTGGTTGCTTGCCAAGCATCAACACCTTCAGCGAACTGCTCAGTTTTTTGTGGGGTTGGTTTCAATTGCACAATTGGTCGCCCGACAAACCCGCCATTCCCATCTTGATAAGTCGCGTAGTTTTGGTAGATCCCCGGCGCACGCTCTTCCATTTTGATCGAGAGAGGTTTGGTGTAGTTGAGCGCGCTGCCAGCAGTTTTCATATCCCCACTGGCCAATCCAAGCAAGGCTTGTTCCTTGTTACCTGCGGTTATTGATGGTGTAACATTATCAGGAGGGAAGGCGGCATTTAGCTGTTGTTGGTTCATGTTTCCGAGCTGGTAACCCAAAACTGCTTGACCTTGGGAAACCGCGCTTGCTGGATCAGTGTTTTCTTTTGGAACTCCCGGCAACTGAGGCGCCAGCTTCCCGTTATTCCCTCCGGGGAAGTGAGGATCGTTACTAAGTGTGTTTGTTGCTTGGGTTGGATCACCATTGCTTTGCCCTAAAGCTTGAATGGCTTTCATCGTCCCCGCCAAGACGTTGAATTTTTGCTGGGCAACTTGCGCCTGGACATTGTAGAGTTGGGCTTGAGCTTGCGCGGATTGTGCTCCGGCCATATCATCCGCCGCTGCTGCTTTTGCCGCAATCGTTCTTGCATAAGTTTCCGCCACAGCAGCTTGTTGCTGTTGCATTGCCAATTTAGCAGTTGTCGGAGCATTTGCCGCCGCCACCTTATCCACCGTGTTTTGATAGCCCTGATCGACAGCCTTAAGCGCGTTGAGCGAAAGGGTGCTTTGATCGACTTGGGCTTTTGTGATTTGATCAGCTAACTGTGCACCTTGTGGACCCAATTTTTGCACCAAATATGCCATCCTGTCTGCTGGGTTCATATTTTTGGCCGCCGCAACAGCATTGGCGGTCTGCTGTTGTTGCAAACTCGCGCTGAGGCCCTCGCCCAGGGCCTGACCCAATGCACTGGTAAAACCCCCTTTGCCTGTCGCAGTTTGGTCGAGATAAATAACTGCCATTTTAAGCTCCTTACAAAAGACTTGAAAGATATTTCACAAGGGACGAGCTGCTGATCGAATTACCGAGGGAAGTTATACCACTCCCCCCATTCGATGATAGCCCTTGCAACAGGCTTGTCCCCAAACCATTTGTTCCGCTCGTCGCAACAGTATTGCCTTGCTGCACTGTTTGCGCCGTGCTGGCCGACAACAACTGGCTATTAACCGTGTTGTTTTGTGATAATTGATTGAGAAATTCTTGATAGGCATTTGAATCAGCTGTTTGATTTGTTGTTTGCTCAACCCCCTGGGCACTCAATGCCCCCTCTTCCGCGGAGAGAGCGGTGTTGGCTGAGTTGTTCAAAACTCCCGCAGCGCTCAAAGCATTTGTTTGTTGGTTGTTGTATTGAGTAAGGGCCGTGCTGCTTGCATCACTCGCAATCGTATTCTCAAGATTATTGGTCGCAGTATCGACAGCTTGCGCATACTGGCTTGATTGTGTCCCACCCGCACTCGCTCCAAATGCACTCTGCAGTGCGGGGATTGTTTGAGTGTTGAAGGATTGCATCAAAGGCTGCACGACAGAGTTGTTGAAATAGCTTGAGAAATTTGCCGGGGTGGCATTGGCCACCCCTTCCGCCGCGCTTATACCCTGGTTTAACCCACTCGAAGGACTGAGAAGGCTCGCAAGCGAGCTGCTGATGTTCCCCAAAGTGTTTTGTTGGTCACCAGTCAAACCCGCTGTCAGTTGCCCCGTGTAGGCTGGGCTGGTCGAGGTCCCACCCGTTCCCGCGCTTCCCCCACCCAACAGCGACAACAAGGAAGCCAAAGAGCTTTGTTGCCCACTTGTCGTTGTGTTTGTCGAAGGTTCTTGTGTAACCCCAGGATTGCTACCTCCACTGATCGCATTCCCAATCAATCCAATCCCAGCCGCCGCTGCTACACCCCAAGGCATTACACGTGCTCCTGCAAAGAATGTTCCTCAAAAACTTCTGCCCCGTTTCCCCGATCTTTGTGGATGCAATAAAGTATGCAATCACTTTTGAGAGAGAGAAAGGTGTGTTTTTGATGGGCTTTTATAAAAATTGCCGAGGGGGCTTCAAACAACCCCAACTCCTGTTCCCCCACCCACACCTTTACCAATCCCTTCGCCACCATGGTGGTATGATCGTAAACGTGGGAGTGCTGGGGAACAAAAATCCCCGCATCAGGGATCACCATTTGTTTAATGAAAATCCCATCACTGTGAAATTCATCCCCACAAATACCGCAATTTCCACACTTCATCCTTGCCTCCTCAAACAAACAATCATCCCAATCCGAGGAATTGCAGAGTTGTTGTTAACCCAATGCAATCTATCATTCTTAAACCACCAAACTTCCCCAACCTTGGCCTTCATCACCCCATCTTCCCAACAAAACTCCGCGCCGGAACCAAGCTGAAGGGGGACGTAAAGTTTGTCGTGGGCTTTGGCGTGCCATCCCCGATCAACATGCGGGTAGATCTTTCCACCAGGGGGTGTTAAGGTGAGCAAAACCCCACCCAATTCCAATCCCATTCTTTGGGCAATCAAACAAGAAAGCAAAGCTGTTTGGGAAAGAAAAAGCGAAGCAGGTTGCCAAACACTTTCATGCTCATCACTGATGTGGGACATATCATCACCCCACACTTTCCGATACTTCTCCATATCCCGAAAGCGTAACCAAATATCTTTGGTTTCTCTGTGCGGACCTTTCAGCCTCCTGGCATCACTCCCCATATCCCACAAAAAATTAAATCTTTGCAACTCTTCCACACTCGCTCTGACATCTACTAAAAAAGGCATCAAACCAAAGCTAGTATTCACTTTCTGATAGGTAGCGCAAGGCAAACTGACTGAGAAAGAATCCATAACCCACCCCACTAAATCTGATGCGAAAAAAGTCCCCAGCAACTTGGTAGTCAAGAATTTGCTTAGTGTAATAGCTGTCGCCAAAGTTCATCACACCCACTGTCTGATAAGAATTTCCCCCATCGACAGAAATGGCCACACTAACATTATTTCCCTTGCCATAGGCGACAATCCCATCAAACAAAAGTTTGTTTTCCAAAACAGGAAAATCTTTTGTTACAAAATACCACGAGATCATTGCACCATTGCGGTTTTGGGTTTTGAAGTCATAGATATAAGTCAACCTATCACTTGGGCTGGCCAAAAGAAGATTGGGATAATTGCCTGTCGCCGCACGAGAATTCCACGCAGTTGTTTTTTGAGCCCACGTCAGGGTGTCCTGTATCCAAGAAATTGAATTGCTGTTGTAAACCAACCCCACCCCAGCAAATTGTGATGGTAATTTTTGCGGAAACCATCCACCATATTTGTTTGAGTAACGCAGCAAATTATTACCATAGGTCGCATTAATGTCTGGGTAGAATATCCAAATTTCATCAATCTCTGCGATGTAAATGCTGAACAAGTTTTCTTGATTGGCTGGGGAAAGGTTGCCTTGAGGGCCAAGAAAATAATTAAAAACCTTTTCTCCAATATCTTGCAGAGCATATGAGCCTTGATAGTAATAGACCCCACTGGCTGTCACCATCACCGCATTGGATGTTGATTTGGTGATCGAGCCGCCTTCCAAAACCCCCAATCCTGTGATGGTATATTGCCAAAAAAAGCTTTGAGTGGCTGTTCCCCAATAGGAACCAACCATAATGCTGTTTTCCCGGCCCAAGATGATGTACGGCCCCAGGATTGTTTCAGAGATTATTGCATCGGGTGTGTCAATTAAATCATCATAACCCGCTATGGTAGAGGTCCAATCAACTGAAGAAACATTCGTGCTTCTTCTAACCCGATATGGATATTGTGTGCCGCTCTCGGTCGTGCCAATGGCAAGTGTGAAACCATAAAAACGGGTTACAAGTCGGGCAGTCGAAGCAATTGCGGAAAGACCGGCAAGAGGCGCAGTGTAACCAGTCCCGCTGAAAGCCTGAACTTGATCAACCCCATTGGTCCAGATGAGGGTGTTAGTTGTGGGGTCAATGGTCCACGAGATCGAATAGGCGCCGCCGTTAAAGGGGGTGAAAAAATTAACCGCAGCTCCATTGGCCGACGTCTGACCCGTCGACAGAAAAGGGTCAGCGCAAATCACCGTATTCCCTACGATCGAAGTCACTGTGCTGGTGAAAAAAGTGCCCGCAGTGTCATTCCGAGCAACTTGTACAATATCCCCCACAACAACACCGGCCACCGAGGCGCATGGGATTTGCACATCCGCTAAACTGATTGGCCCAAAAGCGCTCGAAAAATCACTCGAAAAAGGGCTGCTACTCAGGGGCTGGGTGGTGGTGGTTGACAAAATTGGGTTCATTGCAATAACCCAATCAGACGTGGCGTTATTGAATGTGTAGAAGGCGGTGGTGGTAATCAGACAGGTAATAAGGCTTCCATTTCGCAGCTCAAATTGAATTGGTTGCAGGGGATTTCCAACTGTCCTTGTCCCAACTTGATAATATCCCGTATCAACCTGTAAAACCCCATTCAAATAAATGAGGTTTTGCAAATCCGAACTTTCAAGATCCCCGATAGCATCAGGCGGTTGAAGAAGATTCAGACCACCAGAAAGGTTGGCAAACTTCTTAAACTCAGGAACTATTAATCCTCTGGGTGCCGATTCGCTCAATGCCAAGCACTTCCATTCCAAATTTTATCGGTGTTTGTGTCGGTTTCATAATAATGCTGACCTGGGAAAGTACCACTAGCGGGAAGATTGGCCGCCGTCCCCGCCAAACTCAATTGCGAATTGATCACCCGGCTTATTTGAGCCAATTGTTGATTGAGCTGCGTCACCAATGCATTTAAGGCTTGCTGTGTTGATGGGTCGTTGCAATTCAGGACGAGCAAGGGATTGTAGGAGACCAAATTGGCCATCGAGTTTTTCCTTCAACTTTTCAACATCATTGCGAACCTGGCTGCCCATTTCCGCACTTCTCGCAGTAGCCTTAATCATCTCAATTGTGTAAGCTGGAAGCTGGAAAAAAGCGCAGCTTTTCTCAACCCGACTTTCTCCATCTTTGTTTGTCCAAATGGTTTCCCACCACGCAGGGCAAGCCCTTTCGGCCTGGGAATCATTGCTTTTTGGGCAATTTGAGCATTGAAAAGCCCCGGCAAACGACATCAGTTTTTCACCCCGACACAAGCATTCACATAAGCTGGCCGCCAAGCACCATTGCCGGATATGGTATGATAGTGAGCAGCATTGCCGCCAACGGCACTAGTGCTTATGCCATTGTTAATAGCAGCCCCGCTTCCCGGCGTAACACCCGACCCCGCACCACCAAAAGTGTTGTAGGTGTGCGAATGGTTGGGCATTTCGTTAATTGTTAAAACATGTCCCGCATCCTGCAACCCGCTGATCGCCCAACTTCCTCCGCCGGATCCACCACTTGCGTCACTCACCAACCGAATGACAACATCATTATATCCCGTGCTTTGGGTCCATCCAACAGGAACAGCTGCCTGCAAAAAATGCATAATTGTGCCGGACGGGATTGGGCTGTTTGCAAGCTTTCCACTCGCAGTTAATTGGGTGGTGTTGCTATTATTGTCGAGAAAATAAAGCTCATTGTTTCCGGTGGTGGTGTTGTTGAAAGCGTAGAGACCTGGACCAGTTGTTGGGGCCGTCGCCTGAACAAGGAAAAGCGCCTCATTTAACAGTCCATCACTCGAATTTCCCGCGAGGGAAAAGCAAACTTGAAAGCGCTCAGTAAAAGCATTTTTGAAATCCCTTATCCTGCTCGCTCCAAGGCTTTCATTCTCATTATCCCCCGGAGCTGCGAGAAAAGCACTGTTCCACGTGAAAACAAAGGTCATTCTGGCACACTCGAAATCCAAGGATTGGCCCAATAAGCGCCGCTCAACGGCCCAGCATCATCAGCGGTGCTCGCAGTGTCCATATCCGGCCTGTTGGCATCACTCCGCATGGCAGCTTCCAACAACGCATTTGCATTTGACATAAATTCATTAGCCTTGTCATACCGACCATACCCACGCCAAAGGTAAGCGCAAGCAAACGCAATCAAAATATCATCCTTCCCAATATATTGGGAGGTTTGAGTCAATGCACTATTGGATGTGAAAGCGGTGGGAAAGAGCGTGACCCGGCACTGCAGGGGATATGCCGCATTCGGAACGGGCATGAAAATTAATTGCTGTGCCCATTGCGAATACACCAAAGGAATATAAGGCGACACACTTTCAGGACTTGGATACATCCTGTCAAATTTTCGCCAAGGCATCTGCTTCAATTTGCGGCTTTCCGTCTGGTCTTGCAAAACAATAGAGTGGATTGTTTTCCAGCCGGAACTGAAAGTTAGAAACTTATCAACGATTGGCACCCCCGTGAAACTCGTCACGGCGCTTTGATAGGTCTCCAATTCTTGAAAATCTTGCGACTTCGCAATCTCATCTTGGCCAAAATTCAAAGCCTTGATGATCCTCGCACTAGTCAAATCTGTTCGGTTTCCCACATTGGCTGTGATCTCCGAAATAAAATCTGATAGTGCGAGGAGTCCCATTTAACCAATCCTCACATCGGACAAGTTACGAAGATGTAGGAATTGGTGGCGTCGATCAGCAAGGCTGCAGTTTGGGAGGTAACGGCGGCGACAACCAACAAATTACCTGCGGTAGCGCCAACAGTCGAAAGAGGGTTGCCAGCGGCGCCTGTTGTGGTCCCCGCGAAGACGGCAAAGCCTTGCACTTGAATCCACCCATAATAAACTGTCCCGGTGCCAATCGAGACCTGAGCGATACCAGCACCAAGATTGCTGTTCGCGCCATCAACAACAACACCATAAAGGTTCGCGCCGGCAGTCAAGTTGTAACACACCATCTTGCCTGCAGTAACAGCAGTCGTCCCGCTGAACTGCACCCACTTATAGACCTTATCCCCTTCAAATCGGAGTGTTCCCACCCCTTCAAAGTCCGTTGTTTTTATATCCGTAAGCGCGGTCCGAAAGACCTTTTTCATACCTGCAGCCATTTTCACATTCCTTTCAAATTAATTTTTCAGCTTAAGAAAGGCTGAAAATCACGCAGTGTTAATGTTCGAGAGCACCCCATGCACGCGCCGACGATCGGTCGTCAGCTGGCAGGCGGTAATGATCTGCGCCGCACGGTCGTTGATTTGATCAGGAATAGGTTTCCACTCCGTCATCGAGAAATATTGTGCAGGATCATAGATGAACTTCAAGAACCGACTATTCAAGAAATACATCCGACTTGTGACAGTCGGCGACCAAACCATCGGAATTTGCTTGAAAGTTTGATTCTCGAACCCCGCATCGCCAAGCTTGTTGTTGGTTATACGGAGATATTGCAGAGTTGCATTTTCATAATACTCATAGGTGGTCTGGTCGCACAAAATAATGTCCGGCCGATCACCAATGCGGTTCTGCATACAGTTATTCAGCATGTGACGCATCTGCGCGACACCACTTGTGCCGAACGAAACACCGTTCATATTGTAGTATTGATTCTGCCACCACGTTGAGCTGGTCGGACTTGTTGCGGAAGAGTCAATACCACCCACGGCGATGCCGTTGCCGCCAAAATTGATGGTAGGATTATCGGCCACCAAACACTGGAGCCCGTCAATGGCAATTTCAATCCCGTTCACCGTTCCGACGCTTCCCGTCAGCTGGCTTTCAAAAATCTCGATCAGCGACTGTTCGGTGTTGTCCATTTTCGACTGCATCAGCGACATGATCTTTGCCTTGCCCGCGTTCTGCTGGTCGTCAATACCAAACCGCACGATGCTCGCGGCCAAATAACGCCACTGGTACTGAGCAACGGTCAAAAATTCAAAATCGTTCAGTGAAACGGTGCTGCCTTTCTGCACCCAGGCCGTATTGGCGTTTGCCGCATATTCAAGATTCTCTTCAATGAACCGCCCACCGCGCTGCGGTGTCATCCGGCCATTTTCCTTCATCCAAAACCAAAAAGGCGTAGCATTGAAAATGTTGTCGGCCGTGCCGTCTTGGCGATTTTGCCAAGTCGTGGTATAGAGATTGTCAAGAAATTGGGTATAAGAACCTTGAACTGCCATTTAAGTCTTCCTTATTCGGTGAAAGCGGGTTGCCCGCCCATTTCAGCCACCACCTTATCCCACGCATCGTCGGCTGCGTCATTCGGTGCCATTCGCCTGTTAGGCCCACCTTCTCCCCCATTCGAGGGCATCAATCCACCAAAGGAAAAGGCGACATTCTTTTTGGCCCCGTCGTCGGCCGACTTGTATTTTTCCTCAATTTTTGCAATCTTTTCTGGCGGGGATTCGGCCTTCGCCATCTTGTAAAGCTGTTCTGGGGTGAGGGTTTTGTGAACTTTTGCAAGCTCAAGCATTTCCTCCTGAAATTCGTAGAAGTCTTTGTGCTTGCCGCTCGCAGCTTCGATCATCTTTTCCACCTGGGTGGAGGAAAGGCCGCTTTTCAACTTGGTCAATTCTTGATTGAGAGGATCAACCACATCTTTTTGCAAAGCCTTGGTAACCTTGCGGGCTATGATCTCCATGAATTGGGTGCGGGGAAGAGTCTCAAGCACATTCGGATCAATCCTATCATCAGGATCATCGACAACTTGCTGACGAACCGGCTCCGGCGCGGGCTGACGGGGTGGATTTTGGGTAAACTTGGCCACCTGGCTCATGTGCTGGGACAGCCCATCAATGCTCTCACGCAGGGCTTTGGCCCACGCGGGCTCTTGGTCGGCCGCCCCCGCTGCTGAGTTGTTCAGTTTTGGTTCTGTTTTTGCTCCGCTCATTTTCTTGCTCCAATCGAATCTCACCACGTCGGCGAGAGATTAACTGATAAATCTGGGGTATTTGCTGCTCGACAGTGGCCTCGCTCATTAACCCAAGTTGTGGGATATGAAGCGTGACTTGCCGATTTGATTTCACCACCAAAATGCAGATGCCGTCGCCATCTTCAAGCCCTTCAAGAATCTCTTCAAGAGCCGCTGCAGTGTCAATTCCCATTATCGTTCTCCTATAGGGGGTTTCGGCAAGTTGCAAAAATAATTTATCAAACCCAGCGATTTTCTTTCGCCCCAAACAATCCGCTCATATCCTTCATATAATTTGAGGATACGTCATTCTTCTTACACTCATCCATCAACTGCTGGGCATTTGAGATGTGAATGGGGTCATGGGCGATGTTTTCATAAACACCCTCAAAAAACTTCACATGCCTTTTGGGCTTAAAAACACGAACAAAGGGCGCATTGCACATAATGTGCTTTTGGGTTTTTTTCTCAAATTCTTCCATCTCAGCAATCGTCATAAACCGCTCGTCTTGATGGTGGCACTTTTCGCACTCGTAAAGATATAGGGGCATTTTTGTGATTCCTTTGGATGCTAATATAGGCGGCCGCCTAGTTTCGCATTTAATGCCTAACAGCAGATTGCCTCGACCTCACCGTATTGGGGTTTTTATTTGAAAACTCTTTCGGCTGCATCGGGGTGTTGGATTTTATCCCAGCCTGATGCAGCATTATTGCTTCTTTCAATTGCTCTTGATGCTCTA